CTCAACGTGATAAATTACTAGCCGAAAGCGACTGGGTAACTGTAAAGGCAGTAGACCAAAACGCTCAAGACAGCCTTGGTATTCAAGTGCCACAGGCTTGGCTAACCTACAGACAAGCCCTGCGTGATATTACAGACCACGCTAACTTCCCTGGCTTAGCAGACTCAGACTGGCCGGTAGCACCTTAAGGAGCACACCATGCCGTTGACTCCCCTGGATATACCGGCGGGCATCTACCGGAATGGCACGGACCTTCAATCATCGAACAGGTGGCGTGATGCTAACCTTGTTCGGTGGATTGATGGCACCATGCGTCCTATTGGTGGATGGCGTCTGAAGAGCGACAACTCTGCGGATAACTCTATCCGTGGCATGTTGACGTGGAAGGACAACTCTAACAGCCGCTACATTGCCGGCGGGTCATACAGCTCCCTCTACATATGGAACCAGGGCGGTGTGCGTTACGACATCACTCCTGCCGGGTTTACTGCGGGCAGGGAGAGTGCGTCTGCTTTTACTGGTTATGGTGCGGCGAGCTATGGTTATGAGACCTACGGAACAGAGCGCCTAGACAATCAGACTATCCTTCCTGCTACTACCTGGTCGCTAGACAACTGGGGTGAGTACCTAGTGGGCTGCACACGAGACGACGGCAAGGTCTATGAGTGGCAGTTAAACTCTGCAACACCTGCTGCGGTAGTGGCCAACGCGCCTACTAGCAACATCGCTCTGATGGTGACTGAAGAGCGGTTCCTGTTCTGTCTAGGGGCGGGTGGTAATCCTCGCCTAGTGCAGTGGTCCGACAAGGAAGACAACACTACCTGGACCCCATCTGCGACTAATGAGGCGGGCGACTTAGAGCTCCAGACTGCCGGCGAGATCATGTGCGGCATTCGAGTTCGTGGCCAAGCATTGATCCTGACTAACATCGATGCACACGTTGCTAGCTACCAGGGCCCTCCTTACGTCTATGGGATAGAGCGTGTAGGTACGTCCTGCGGCATCATCTCGCAAAAGGCTGTTGCTACGACTGACCTCGGTGCAATCTGGATGGGCCGACGAGCGTTCTTCACCTACTCTGGCGGCTCAGTATCTAAGGTGCAGTCTGAGGTCTCTGATTACGTCTTCTCTGACATCAACGTATCGCAGCAGTCTAAGGCCTTTGCGGTGACTAACTCTCGCTACGGGGAGGTCTGGTGGTTCTACCCGTCTGGCGCATCTAACGAGTGCGACCGCTATGTCGTCTACAACTACGTTGAGGGCACATGGTCTATCGGGTCCCTGGCTAGAACCTCTGGCGTGGATCACGGTGCGTTCCGTCACCCTATCTGGGCAGACGCAGACGACAACAAGATCTACGAGCACGAGGTGGGCCTGTCATACGGAAGCCTGACGCCATTCGCTGAGAGCGGTCCTATCATGATCGGCACGGGTGATCAGATTGCCTCGGTGGTTGAGATGATCCCTGACGAGCGTACAGCCGGGGACGTGTCTGCTACGTTCAAGACCAGGTTCTACCCTAACGACGTCGAGAGAGAGTACGGACCTTACTCTATGTCATCACCTACTAGCCTGCGATTTAGCGGAAGGCAGCTACGCATCCGTGTAGAGGGCGAGGTGCTCTCAGATTGGCGTGTAGGCATCAATAGATTGGATATAGTAGCGGGAGGTAGGCGTTGAGCGAGCAGCTCCCACAGCCCTCTGGTGGCGCTTGGCAGACGTGGGCTAATCGCCTGTTGCAACACCTGAGAAGAACCCGAAACTTGTTAGGTCATAAGGGTGACGATGAGCGAGCTACAGAAGATGGCTTGCTTATGTGGGAGCGCGACGGCAAGTACCCAGTCGTCTCTAAGGATTTGGCATGGTGGCCTTTAGCCCTCGGTGGCGGGCAGGTTCACTACGCTTACCTTGTTGATACTACGGTTCAGGCAGCTACAACTGTAGACACGGCCACAGCGATAACTTGGAACACTACGGTTTCTGCGAACGGCGTCTCTATCGACGGCACTGACGCATCCAAGATTAACTTTACCAAGTCTGGCGTGTTTCACATCACGTTCACTGCTGAGATGCACTCAGAGTCAGCTAGCACTAAGACCTTCTATTTCTGGCCCCGCATCAACGGTTCTGATGCTCCTAACACAACAATGGTAGACACTCTGCACAACAACGATCAGCGCAAGACTATCTGCCGGTCAGCGATATTCTCTGTGACAGCAGGAGACTACCTACAGTCGATGTTCGCAACAGATGACCTAGATGCAGACTTGCACGGGTCTGCTGCTACTGCATTCGCTCCTGCGTCACCATCGGTAACACTATCTATACTGGAGGTTGTGTCATCGTAGACGAGTTTATTAGGTGCAGTAAGTGGATAGAGGACGCTCTAGCTTACGGTGGAGGCACTCACGACCTACAGGACGTGTTTGATGGTATACTAGCAGGCAATATGCAGCTATGGCCTGCGGAGCGCGGGTGTATTGTTACGGAGCTAGCGGTATATCCAAAAAAGCGAGTTCTACATATTTTCCTCGCAGGAGGAGAGCTAGACCAGATCACCGACATGCACGACGATGTCATTCGGTGGGCCAAAGCACAAGGGTGCTCTGCGTTGACTCTGGCAGGCAGGATGGGATGGAAGAAGGCTCTAGCGCCGTTTGGGTGGGAGCCGACACTACTAACACTGAGCAAGGAAATTTGATATGTCAGGTGGAAAAGGCGGCAGCCAAACAACACAGGTAGAGATACCCAAGTATATTGAGGATGCCTCTCGAGCCAACATCGCTCAGGGCAAAGAGATAAGCCAGATCGGCTACACTCCCTACTACGGCCCGGACGTTGCAGCGTTCACTCCCATGCAGGCAGCAGCTATGCAGTCAGCGGCCGACTTTGGCTCTGCCTTTGGCCTGATGCCTCAGATGGACGCAATGGCCGGTATGCCTGAAGCGCAGACCTTCGAGGGTGGTGTGCGAGGTTATTCATCTGCACCTCTCTATGAGCAGGCAGTGGCAGAGCTCGCAGCTCGTCGTCCTGGTCAGGCTGCACTAATCAATAAGCAGTTTGTGGACCCATACGGAACTGGCACAGACGTGACTCAGATCCCCGGATTTAATGATCAGTACGGCATGATCGATGAGTTTGGCGGCTATGGTGGCGGCTACGGTGGTAGCGACTTCGCTAACGGCCGACGAATCAACTAGGAGTAACCTTATGGCAGGCGCGGTCCCTAATCAGCAACAAGCAGCGACTACTCCAAGTTTAGTCCAGGCGGGAAATGCTCAGAATTTTACGCAATTCTCAGGCGCAGGCGATCCTATCCTAAATAACAACCCGCAGCAGAGCATAGCTAACGCTGTGGGTAATGCTGCGCGTCAAACTGCGGCGGGATTGAGTTTTCAACCCATTAATGTTCAGGCTGCTCAGATTGGCTCACAGGGCTATAACGCAGCTCAGGCAGCAGCTCAGACCGCAGGGTCTCAAGGCTACACAGCGGGCGGCTACACTGCTCAGGATGCGGCTGCTCAACAAGCTATAGCTCAGCAGGGCGCAGCACAGCAGGCTGCCGTTACTCAAGCAGGATCGCAAGGCTACAACGCACAACAGGCCGCAGCACAACAAGCTACAGCTAGAGGCTATGATGCTACAGCAGCATCCGCTCAAGGTTATACAGCTCAACAGGCAGCAGCAGAACGAGCGGCAGCAGAGCGAGCTACAGCGCAAGGTTACAGCGCAGAACGAGCAGCAGCAGAAAGGGCTACAGCTCAGGGTTATGACGCCCAGAAAGCAGCGGCAGAAAAGGCATCTGCTGAAGGCTATAGTGCAGAGCGTATCGCAGGAGTTGGTCCTGTTACAGCGGATCGCGTTACCGCAGGGCAACTAGCAGGCACTAAACTAGATCCTTATTTTAACCCTTACGAGTCTCAGGTAGTACAGCAGTCTCTATCTGACCTTGAGCGTCAACGGTTAATGCAGCAGAACGTCACCGGCGCCCAGGCTCAGGCTGCGGGTGCGTTCGGTGGTTCACGCCAAGGCATTGCAGAGGCAGAGACCAATCGAGCGTTTGCAGAGCAGGCAGCTCGCACGGCGTCTGGGTTGCGTCAGGCAGGTTTCACGCAGGCTCAGCAAGCAGCACAGCAAGACATCGCTACACGCATGCAGGCGGGATTAGCTAATCAAGCTACTGGCTTACAGGCGGCTACTACGACGGCTAACTTAGGTCAGCAAGCACAGATGGCTAACCAAGCAGCAGCTAACCAAGCCTCTCAATTTGGAGCACAAGCCAGAAACGTCGCAGGCCTACAAAACGCACAATTGGGCACTCAAACTAATCTTGCTAATATGGCGGCAGCGAATCAGGCGGCTCAATTCGGCGCACAGGCTCAGAATGTTGCGGGCCTACAGAATGCCCAATTAGGCACTCAGGCTAACTTGGCAAATCAAGCCGCTGCTAACCAAGCATCACAATTCGGTGCTCAAGCTCAGAATGTAGCAGCATTACAGAACGCACAACTCGGTACTCAAGCTGCGCTTCAAAACGCACAGCTAGGCACTCAGACTAATCTCGCTAATGTCGCAGCTCAGAATCAAGCATCGCAATTCGGTGCCCAGGCTCAGAATGTAGCGGCTCTCCAGAACGCAGCAGCTCAGAATCAAGCGGCTCAATTCGGGGCTCAGGCTCAAAATGTTGCAGGGCTACAGAATGCTCAGCTCGGAACACAAACAGCACTAGCTAACACAGCGGCGCAAAACCAAGCTGCTCAGTTCGGAGCGCAGGCAGGTAATGTTGCAACCTTGGCCAACACTGCTGCTGCAAATCAAGCCGCACTACAGGGTGCTCAGCTTGGCACTCAGGCTAGTCTGCAAAATGCTCAACTTGGCACACAGACCGCTCAGCAGAACGCTCAACTGGCTACACAGGCCGCACTACAGAATGCGGCACAGCAAAATGCAGCATCTCAGTTTGGTGCTCAAGCAGGCAACGTGGCAGCTCAGTTTGGGGCACAGGCCGGAAACGTAGCAGCACTGCAAAACGCTCAGCTTGGCACACAGACAAACCTTGCGAACATGGGCGCACTGAATCAGGCAGGACAGTTCGGGGCAGCGGCAGCGAATCAGGCAGCCCAGGCTAACCAAGCAGCAATGATGCAAGCTCAGACAGCTAACCAGAGTGCAGGGCTCTCTGCTAATCAGCAGCGTTTAGGTGCGGCAGGTCAGCTAGCCAATATCGGCAACCTTGGTTTCGGCATGGTTCGCAACGTACAGCAAGACATCGCTCAGGCAGGCTTACAGCAGCAAGCGGCACAGCAGGCTCTGATAGACGCAGCACGAGGACAGTACGCAGGCTACACAGGCGCACCAACTCAGGCCCTACAGACACAGCTAGGCGCGTTCGGGGGCTCTCAGACCGGTGCCCAGACGCAGACAGCTACCAAGAACCCAGGGCTGTTCGACTACCTCAGTGCAGGTGTTTCGATATTTGGTTAAGGAATTATCATGAACTACCAAGACTACGTCACAGCTCAACAGATGCAGATGCAAGTACCTCAGTATCAGACTGCTCAGATGATGCCAATGCAGCAGATGCAACCCGCGTTTACAATGCCGGTTCGCACAGATGAGGACGATGAATACAGGCGTCAGCAGATGATGATGTCTGGCCTAGACCCTGACAGCATGGCTGACCGCATGCGCTACACCGGGCAGAACGTAATGGCTATGCCTGCCCGCATAATGGAAGCGCCGAGCACAATCGGCAAGAAAGCCAAGAAGCAGGCGAAGGGTCTGCTAGATCTATTTAAGTAGAGAGAGAATCATGGCTAACGGATTACTAGATCAGAACACCTACGGCATCCCTGCCGTTCAGACTTACGGTCAAGGTGCTCCACAGCAGCAGCAACCTCCACAGCAGAAGCCTACACTGGGCAGTCGCGCTATGGGCATCCTCGGGGCTATAGGTGGAGGCATCCAGAGCCGAGTCCAGGACCCTAACTTCCGTGACAGGCTAGTGATCGGTCTGGGTGGTCTGACCATGAACCCTAACCAGGTCCTCATGCAGCAGGCAGCGGCTAACATTGAGCAGCGCCGAGCTATGGATTTGGCAACCGCTGACGCCAACAAGACTATCGCTTACCTCAGAAGCAGAGGGCGAGACGATCTGGCGAGGATGGTTGAGTCGCAGCCAAGCACTGCAAAAGCTGTTCTTGAGGAGTTCCTAAAGGCAGAAATTCGTCCTGGTTCGGGTCTTAAGACTAGCGCGGTAATGACTGATCCCAATACTGGCGACCAGTATGTAGTAGCTACTGACCCTAACACTGGTGAGGTTACTAGGGTAAATGTTCCGGGCGCGACAGCTCTAACACCGCAGCAAGAGCTAGAAATGGAAAGAGAGAGCGCGGTGATGCTAGCAGATAGAGAGCAGGCTCAACGCATAGGATTCTCAGCATTCCAGAGAGCGGATCAGCTAGGCGAGAGTATTGGCAGCCTGTACACGGCCTACAGTGCGATTGAGGATGGCGCAGAGTCTGGCGTATTCAGAAGCATGATACCTGCATTTGACGCCTCAACGGCTCAGCTCAGAACTGTTGCTAGTCAGCTAGGTATTGACGTGATCAACTCGGCTACATTCGGCGCTCTTAGTGAGAAAGAGCTACAGCTAGCCCTTGCGACAGAACTTGATCTAAGCCTACCTCCTTCGGAGCTAAGAAAGCAGATCGAGGACAGAATTAGAGCGAAGGACAAACTCCGCGTAGAACTGATTAAGGCTGCACGAGAGCTCACTGGCGGCAACATGACCTACTCGCAGTTCATTAAGCAGTATCAAGCTCTGCCTATGGCTCCCCCTCCAGGCGTTCCTTTGCAGGTCTGGGGAGCGATGAGCAACGAACAGAAGCAGGAATTCATGCAGGCGGGCAACTAATGGCAGAAGAATTAACAGAAGCTCAGAAAGCGATTATTGCGCGAGTTCAGTCTAGCATGTCGCAGAGCCAAGACATCTACCCAGAGGGCCCTGGTTCTGTAGCCAGGCTTCCCGCACCTCCACAGATGGGGCGCTTTGGCATTCAAGGCATGACGTTTGGCTTCGGTGACGAGATAGAGGCCGCTATCAGGTCAATCATCCCTGGCGGCGCTAGCTATGAGGTTGAGAGAGACAAGATACGCCAACAGCTAGCACAGTACAAAGCCGAAAACCCTGGCAAGGCGATCACAATGGAGCTCTTAGGGTCTCTAGCTACCAACTTGGGCGCCGGTGCTTTTAATAAGCTCAGGGGTGCCATGTCTAGCGGTGAAGCCGTTCCCGCTATGAGAGAGGTGATTAAGGTTGGCGCTGTTGAGGGTGGTCTTTACGGCCTAGGAACCTCTGAAGCTGAGACCCTAGCAGGTCAGGTCACAGACACCGCTAAGGGCACACTGATTGGGGCAGCTGTTCCTAGCGCACTCACTGGCGCTGTCAGAGCCGGCGGTGGCATATTCCGCAACGTAGCAGACTACGCTAGAGAGAAGTTCGGAAGCCGTGCCTCTAACGCTGTGCAGGCTGAGCTGACACGTCTCGTTGAGCAGACCGGCAAATCGTCTGACGAAATCGTGCAGGACATCATTGACGGCAGGATTATGGCCGACAACGCAACTCTTGCCATGGTTCTCAAGAACTATGTTGTAGAGGGCGGGCAGTCTGGCGCTGAGGTTCTAAGGCGAGGAACTGCGCGAGCTCAAGAAACCGCTCAGCGGGCTCAGGGAGCTATGAGGGAGTCGCTAGCGCCGGGCATGGACGAGAACGTCATCCAAGGAATGCGTCAGGCAGACGAAGTCCTAAAAGAGATGGAGAGCCAAGCCTACAAAGACGTGTTTGAGACTTCTGGCGATGTCAGTAGAGGCCTAGCGAATCGGCTTCTATCTGTTTATCAGCGATACCCAGAAGCAGCTAGCCAAGCCCAGACCCTATACGGTCGCCGCCAACTAGTTCCGTTACTTGCTACGGGAGAGGACGGGGCTATCACTTTCGCTCGCATGCCTAACCTAGAGGACGCTGAGATAGCCTATCGCATGATTAGGGACCTTAGCGGCAGAGAGTTCAGAGAGGGCGCAGGTACAATGGGCGCTGCCGTTGGAGAAGACGTCGCTGCTCTCAAGGGCGCTATAGATGAGTTCTCGCCAGAATTGGCATCTGCTAGACGGGGCGCTAGCATGAGGCGCGGGGTGAGCGAGGCTTTTGAGGATGGCGCAAAATCTCTAAACAAGAACGTAGACGAGACCGCCCTTCTGATGCGGGAGCTACAGAAATCTCCAGAAAGGCTCCAGGCCTATCGGGCAGGTTTTATGAGCGCGATTAGAGACAGGGCTAGAAGGACTAAAACAACTCTAGGCAATCTAGCGAAAGAAGACACGCAGCTAGGTGATCTGCTTCGAGTAGTGTTACCTGATGAAGACATAGAGCAGGTGGTCAGGCAACTAGACATCGCCGGCCAATCACAGGAAATAGCATCTAAGCTTCCTCGCACAGCGGGCTCACCTACAGAGCTTCTACGAAGGGAGCGAAGGGCTTCCGGCATGGAGTCTGGGTTAGACGAGATGGGTAGGGCGATAAACCTAGACCCTCGGGCTATAATGGGCATGCTGAGTAGGTTTGTAAGCAAAGAAGCGCCAGGACTAAGCGATGCAGAGCGGATGGCTGTGGTTGATGTTGTGTATTCAGATAATCCATCTCTTGTTATGGATGCTCTGACCAACCAGGACGCGCTAGATCGTTTGATGGACATGATCTCTCGCAGACTAGCTCAGGCGGCCCCTGCTGCTCGTCGAGCAACAACACAGCAAAGCGTAGGACTGTTGGATCAAATTACAGGCGGTAATCAATGAAGCCAAAGCAACTCACAGACGACGAAATCGAAACCATTGTAGCTACGGCTATCACTGACGCAGTAGACTTCGTTGAGAGCGAGATAGCGCCAGACCGAGTTAAGGCTCAGCGTTACTTCGACGGCGAGACTGACCTCGGCTATGAGGATGGAAGGTCCAAGGTAGTAGCTACCAAGGTCCGCGACTCTATCCGTGGCATCAAGCCAAGTCTCATGCGCGTGTTCCTGTCTACTGAGCGCCCAGTAGAGTTCGTCCCTCGCGGTCCAGAGGACGTAGCAGGAGCCGAGCAGGCAACCTCCTACATGCACTGGAAGTTCGGTGAGATCAACGGCTACAAGGTCCTCAATGACGCATTCCACGACGCTCTAGTTAAGAAGAATGGCGTGGTTAAGGTGTACTGGGAGGACTACCAGACCGGCGAGACCTATACCTACACCAACCTCAGCGATGAAGAGTTCGCCCTCATAGTGAATGAGGATAATGTAGAGGTTATTGAGCACACCGAGGCCATTGAGATTGAGATGGACGCGATGGGCATGCAGGTCGAGAGCCGCAAGCACGACCTCAAGATCATTGTGACCAAGTACGACGGCAAGCTCTGTGTAGAGTCTGTTCCTCCCGAAGAGTTCTTCGTGGACCGCAACGCTCGCAGCATCGAGGACGCCTATGTAGTCGCTCACCGCACAGAGATGCGAGTGGCCGACGTGGTAGCTATGGGCTATGACTTTGATGAGATCTCAGAGCTCTCAGGCATCTCAGAGACTGACAGCCTGGTAGATGAGGAAGACTTTGCTCGCCGTGGCTACTCGCGTGACCGCGCAGAGGAAGAATACAACGACCCGTCAATGAAGGTAGTGCTCATCACTGAAGCCTACATGCGCGTTGACGTGGACGGCACTGGCGTACCTCTCCTACACAAGTTCACAATGGGCGGCAGTGGCTACAAGCTTCTAGACCTTATGCCCTGTGACGACGTGCCCTTTGCGGTGTTTGAGTGCGACCCTGAACCGCATGCGTTCTACGGCCGCTCTATTGCAGACCTGATCATGAATGACCAGGACGCATCTACGTCAATGCTCCGTGGCATGCTAGATAACGTGGCTCTGACTAACAACCCACGTCAGCAGGTCATCGAGGACCTGGCCAACATGGACGACGTTCTCAACAACGAGATCGGCGCAATTGTCCGTGTTAAGCAGATGGGCTCTATACAGGACCTCTCGGTGCCCTTCGTGGCCGGCAGCACGTTGCCTGCTATGCAGTACCTAGACGAACAGACAGAGCAGAAAACAGGCGTATCTAGGGCGTCACTAGGCCTAGACCCAGACGCTCTCCAGAACGCCACAGCGACGGCCGTAGCGACTACTATGCAGGCAGGTGCCGGGCAGGTAGAGGTTATAGCTCGCAACTTCGCTGAGGGCGGCATGCGTCGCA